AGGAGGACGGCTTCCTGATGAAGTCTCTCAAGATCAAGTGGAAGGACCAAGAGGTCACGATCAAAGAGGATCGTGTTTTCGAGGTCGCGGACGCTGTTGAGGACGTTATCACATTTGGCGAACTGGTGCAGATGCGCACTGGTGGCGGGAACATCCGTTTCACCAAGATCGCCAAGGCCTATGCCGCCATGCTGACCGAAGCCGGATTGCCTGTCACTGGGCGCGAGGTTCACAGCGAGATCATGGCGGCGGTTCGGAACGCTGAGAAAGCCGAAAAGCTGTCTATGGCGATGGAGGCTATTGATTGGCTTCTGGTTATCCTGATGGATGGCGCGCCGGAAGCTGAAGGCGAGGGCGATACCGAGGGAAACGTGGCAACGCCCGCTTTGTAAAGTGGGCGTTTCAAAAGTGCGTGCATGGCTGGGCAATACAGCCCGGCGAGTTTTGGAAAATGCGGCCTAAGCACTTCTGGTATTTGCTGGAGGTGGAAAAGCCACAAGAGGCCAAGACACAACGCGGCAAGCTATCTAGCGCGGAGGTCGCGCGGCTGAAAAGGCTGATCGAGGAATGAAATGGCCCTTCCCAAGCTAGAAATCGAAATCAGCGCAGACCCGACGGCGGCGGACGTTGGGTTCAAGAAGATCGAACGGTCACTTGATGGTCTGGAAAAGGCCACCAATGATTACAAGTCCGCTCTTGATCGTATCAACAAGGCCGAACGCGCTGGCATCATTAACAGCAAATCAGCGGCTGCGGCTGTTCGCGGCGCAGAGCAGGCATACGAAAGTGCCGCCCGCGCGGCGGCGCAATACAGCGGCGCCCAGGTCAATCTCAGGCGCGAGACGGTGCAATCCGCAGGCGCGCTTACCGCGTTAAGGAATAACACGCAGGGCGGCGCAGGCGGGTTTCAAAACCTTGGATACCAAATTCAAGACTTCGCGGTTCAGGTGGGGGCTGGAACATCCGCAACGCAAGCGCTAGGGCAGCAGCTTCCACAGCTTCTTAGCGGCTTTGGAACGCTTGGTATCGCTATGGGCGCGGTCGCAGCTATCGCTGTTCCGCTAGGTGCGGCGCTTCTGAGTGTTGGGGGCGATGCCAAGACGCTGGAGGAGCAGCTAGACGCGCTGGCCGAGGCTATGGACGCCGTAAACGCGGCGCAGGACCGCTTTACCGTTTCGGCGGCTGACTTGCGGGCAGAATTTGGCGCACAGGCTGAGGCCGCGCGGGAAGTGCTGGCGGTTCAACGGGAAATCGCCAACATTGAAGCATTGATGGCGCTTAACGACACAATCGGCAACGTGGCGCAATCGTTCGGGGAACTTGAGGGTACCGTTTCGCGATACGGCTTTCAGGTAGACAACATTGAGGAAACAACGCGCGATCTTGCGGACAGATTTGACCTGACCGTTGTTCAGGCGATGAACCTTGCGGAGGCATTGCGCGAAGTTGGTCGCGCTGAAGGGCCAGACGCGCAGGTTGCAGCGCTAAGGGCGGCGCGCGAGCAAATTGAGCTTGCGGCTGGCGGCCTGTCCAATATGGACGACGAAACCCGCGCTGTTTATCAATCTATGCTCGACGCCGAACTTGCAGCGGCACGGCTGGCGCAACTCGACATTTCGTCAAACATTGCGACAGCAGCCGATGAGGCGCAGCGGCTCAAGGAGGAACTTTGGGCAGCGGCGGCAATGGAGCAAGCCCGCACATCGGGGCGCTACTCAGGGCGCGGCGGCGATCCCCGGCAATTCGACACCGAGGGCAGGCTTGGCGGCGGCTTTGTGCCGTCTCAGGACATTATCAACCAAGCCAATGACATTCTAAACCCGCCAACATCACGCGGCGGACGCAAGGGTGGCGGTGGCAGGGCGCAGCAACCCGACCGGATCGGCGCACTTGCTCAGAGCCTGATGACCGAAAGCGAGATGCTAGAAAACTGGCGATCTGAAAGCATGACCAAGCTGGAAGAGTTTAACCAGCTAGAGCTAGAGGCGCTTGGGGGGCATGCTGAGGCCAAGTTGCGCATTGAAGAGGAATACCAAGATCGGCTGCGGAACATCCAAGATGCAGAACGAAAACAGCGCATTGATGCCGTGTCTGGTGCGCTGGGCGACGTGGCAACGCTTATGAACAGCGAAAACAAAAAGATATTTGCCATCGGCAAGGCCGCATCAATCGCCAATGCGACGATCAAGGGATATGAGGCCGCAGTCGAGGCTTGGGATAAGGGCATGAAGATCGGCGGGCCACCAGTCGCGGCGGCATTCACAGCAGCTTCACTTGCTAAGACGGGCGCACTTATTTCGAACATCGCATCACAGCAAGTGGGCGGAGGATCATCGGGCGCACCATCCGCCGGCGCATCATCCGCAGCCGCAGCACCCGCAGTCCCAACCCAAACCGTAAGCATCAACCTACAGGGCGACACGTTCAGCCGTGGCAGCGTTGAGGGCTTGCTGGAACAGATACAGTCACAGCTAGATCGTGGCGGAAGGCTGGTGTTCTCATGAGCGTCGTTATTCAATCCGGCTTCACAGGCAACGCGCAGCCCATTGACCAGCCGCGCATTTGCTTTGACAAGCACGCAGCAACACCCACGGCCAGCAGCACCGCCACAGGGGCGGACGTGGATTGGCTTGTTGATGGCGAGACATGGAGCGTTTGGGAAGGTGGCGGCACGTCTCAGACCGTCACTCTGACGTTCTCAAGTGCATCGACGGGCTATGCAGCGATTGCAGCACACAATCTGGGCAGCACAGGCGCGACGGTATCCTGCGCGGCGGGTGGTGTGACAGTCGGCAGCATTAGCCCGACGGACGACAGTGCTATTGTGTTTCTATTCGCCAACGTGACCGTGACGACCGTCGCCTTCACTATCTCAGGCGGTTCGGCAGCACCGCAGATTGCTGTTGCGCAAGCTGGCGAGGCGCTGGAAATGCCGCGCCTCAGTGTCTACACCGGATTGCCGATCAGCGAAAGCAAGCAAGTCCGGTACCGTCACCAGCAAAGCATCACGGGCGACGTGCTGGGACGCGCTGTTGAGGGCGCAGACCTGCGCTTTGATCTGACCGTGCAGAACTTGCCCGAGACATTCCGGGCGGCGGCTGGCGACATCACATGGAAGGGCTTTATCAACCACGTTGATAACACTGGGCCGTTCTTCATTGCCGCCAAGCCGTCTAGCTATCCTGATGATGTTGCCTACGCGCGGGCAGTGGAGCGGCCACGGTTTAACCGTGAGCGACCCAACCTCACCAATAGCGGGGCCGTCACGTTCCAGTGCATGGGGTATGCAGCGCCATGAGCAAGATCGTTGAGCGGATCAAGGTGGACATGCAGCGCTGGGATGACTTCATGGCAAAGGCAAGGCCGATGCTGGACGCCATGCCCCAAGAAAAGCGCGAGGCGTTTGCAGAGTTTTGGTGGAACCTTGAGGACGCCGGATGCGAGGCGGCGGAAACGGTATTCCACAACGGGACGGTTTATTGCACGCCGTCTGACGACTTTCGCCGCGCACTTGCCGAGTTTGGAGTGACGGTAGAATGACCAAAACCGTCCAAATAGTTGAGTTGCGTTATAAGCGGTGCGATCTGCGCTTTGGCGTCGGGACTTGCACGGCCACAGGCACTCCGAAGTGCTTTCAGACGTACAACACATGCCTGGCGAAAGACGTCTACAATCTGGATGGCGAGTTGCGTTGGTACTTCACCCGTCCCGGCGATCCGGCACCGCTCACAGCAGAGCTTCCAACAGCCGATGAAGTGCGCGGCCCAGCAATCCCAATTTTGCGCACGGTGCGAACTGAGCCGACGCGATTGAACCTCGGTGCCGTGCGTGAGGGTGAAAGCCCGTTCGGCTTGCGTGGCACGGTATCTGTCACGCTGGATGATTTCGAGTTTCGCAATCAGTTTGGCGATTTCTACGCCTCGGAGCGCACAGTACAGGGCAGCATTGGGCGGCTATTGCTGGCGTGGCTTGGCGAAGCCGTGCCTCAGCTTGAGATGTATCTCTATACGGGCAAGGAAGGCGATAGCCTAGCGGCGATGACAGTGCGCCGCTATGACGTGACGAACATTTCCCCGCCCAGTGGTGGCGCGTGGACCATCAGCGCGATTGATCCACTAGCGCGGGCCGAGCGCAAGAAGGCGCAGTTTCCGCCCGCTACCGATCTGCGCTTGCAGTCCGACATTGACGCCAGCACAACCGCGATCAGCGTAAGCGGCCTTGAGACAGATGTATCAACCGCGATGGGCAATGACGGGCTGTTCTATGGCCGTCTAGGCAGCGAAATAATCAGCTATACGGGCTATACAGGCAGCGCGGGCATATGGGCGCTGAGTGACGTTGTCCGTGGCGCTCTGGACACGACAGCCGATGAGCATAGCGTTGACGACGGCTTGCAGCGCGTCGGGCATTACGACGACATTCTTTACCCTGACATGGTGGAGGATTTGCTAGAGAACCACACGACTATTCCGGCAGCGCTTATCCCTAGCGCGGATTGGGCGGCGGAGCGGGACAGTTGGCTATCGACGCTGGCAGGGACCGGGACGTTCACCGAGCCGCGTGCAGTTTCGGAGATATGCGCCGAGGCAATGCGCGATGGCATGTTTTCGATTTGGTGGGATGACCGCGAGCAAGAAATCAAGATGCTGGCATTGCGGCAACCATCGCAGCCGCCTGAAACTCTAACCGAGCGCAACGCGATTGTGACCAGCGCACTCAAGCGGACGCCAGACGACCGTCGCACCCGCGTCACGATCTACTACGACCGGCGCGACCCGACCGAAAGTCTGACGGAAAGCCGAAACTATCGCCAGCAGCGTATCAGGATCGACGCCGAAGCTGAGGGTGCAAACTTTGCAGACGGCACAGTGCGAAACCTGATCTGGTACAGCCCGCTTCTGCGCACGGACCTCAACGCGATCTTGGTGCAGGCTTCTTTCCTTCAGCGGTATCGCACAACGCCGCGCTATCTGGATTTGCAACTTGCCTACAAGGATGCAGACCTAGCCGTGGGCGATGTGATCTACGTTGAAAGCCATGATATTCTCGACAGCCTTGGCAACCCGACCACGGAGCCTTGGCAAGTGATTGAGTGGGAAGAGACGGAACCCGGCTTTGCCTATCGCGTCTTGGTGCAGTCGTTCATCTTGTATGAGCGGCCTGGGTTTATCATGGAAAACACCGCGCCTGACTTCGCAACCGCGACTGATGCGGAAAAGGAAAATGCGTGCTACATTACCGAGAACACGGGCCTGATGCCGGACGGCACAACAGGCTATGTGATACAGTGAGGCGATAAATGGCAAGTTGGACAAACCAAAGCACAAGCAGCCTGCTACCGGGCGAGCCGTGGACGAGCGCCAAGGCGCTTGCGGCGTTCGAGAACCCAGAGGCGATTGCCGAAGGGGCGAGTGGTGCGCCTGTTTTATCAACGGGGTGGCACTCTTACAACCGCACCAATGTTGGCGATAGCGGTACTGGTGTTTACTATAGCTTTGCAACTGACGGGGCGGTTGCGACAGCCGAAACCCCGAACTTCGAAAATAACTACGAATATAGGCTCTTAGGCGTAAATCTTGGTGTTTCAGCTAACGCATCTGCGAGCACATGGGTCGTTGATGCCCTTGTTGGGGGATCTTGGGTCAATATAGCCACTACATCTACGGCAAGCTCCACTGTTGTCACATCAGATAGAATTGACTTTGATTGTTGGATTTGCTCCCCGCGCCGATCTCGACCGTTCGCATCTACAGTTTTTGCCGGATATTGGGATGAGGGGGCTGGGGCGACTTTTGGCGGGTACAGAACAACGCAGTTGTCGTCTTCATCATCAATAACCAGAGCAAGAGTCCGCTACATTGGCCAGAATATAGGTCGCGGCGAGATATATTTGATTCGCCGGAGGGAAGATTGATGGACGAAGCAGCAGCACAGGCGTTTCGCCACAACCGCGACCGCCTTCTAGCCGCTTCCGACTGGACGCAGGTTGCAGACGCGCCCGTGGACGCCGCTGCATGGGCCACCTATCGCCAAGCCTTGCGGGACGTACCGCAGCAAGAGGGCTTTCCAGACAACATCACATGGCCGGAGGCACCAGCATGAGCATATGGGACCGAGTGACAAGCCTTGACCTGCTGCGCAAAGAGGTGAAACGCCTTGAGGCGGAAGTGGCGCGGCTACAGGCGAAGCTGAAGGCGGGCGAGTAAATGGCCGCTTGGGTTCTGGCAGATGCCGTCTATTCTGGCAATTCATACGCGCCATCGCAGGGTGCGTTCCGTGGCATCTATATCAAGCCGGACGGGACGGAAATATATGTTGTCGATGAATCGGATGATGCCGTTTACCAACATACGCTCAGTAGCGCGTGGGATTTAAGCAGCGCCAGCTATTCGGGCAATTCGTTTACAGTCACGCAAGACACTGGCGAAAAATACATTTGGCTCAAAGACGATGGGACCAAAATGTATATCGTGGGCAACGGAACTGACGATGCTTTCCAATATAGCCTCTCGACCGCGTGGGACGTTTCAACGGCCAGTTATGATAGCGTGTCGTTTGCTCTGAGCGCGTCAGCAATTACGCCTCTTGGCCTGCACTTCAAACCCGACGGAACATCGTTCTACGTTGCGAACCTGCGTGACGATAACGTGCTGCAATTCGATCTATCAGCCGCATGGGACTTGTCTACTGCGTCGATCAGCGCAAACACGTTTAGCATTGTTTCGCAGTCATCAAACGCAACCGGGCTTTCGTTCAAGGATGACGGGACAAAGATGTATGTCTTGGACTTCACAAACGCAGATATTTACCAATACAGCCTGTCAACCGCTTGGGACATATCGACCGCCAGCTATGACAGCGTGTCGTTCGATGTAAGCACGCAAACCGCATTTCCGTATGGCCTGTTCTTCGGCAATGACGGAAACCGCATTTACACAGGCGACGCCACTACGCTCTATGAGTACATTCTCAACGCCACAACAGGCCGCGCGGTGGATGAGGCAAGCGCAGGCGGAACCAACGCGGCTTTGTCAGTTTCGCTTAATTCTGCTATAACCGAACCAGCTAATCCGAGCGGAAACACATAATGGCGTTTAACCTAAAGCAAAACGACACTTCACCCTCGATCCAGACAACACTTCTGGACGGCAACGGGCTGGCGGTGGACATAACTGGCAACCTTGGCGTGACGTTCCACATGCGCGACGCGGCGGGAACGGTTGTCATTGATACAGCCGCAACGGTTGTGACCGCCGCAAGCGGGATCGTGCGTTATGATTGGCTGGCAGCAGATACTGACACGGCTGGCACGTTTCAGGCGGAATTTGAGGTGACGTATTCGGATGGCAAGATCGAGACGTTCCCGAACGCCAGCTATATCGAAGTCATCATCACCGATGATATTGCTTAACCCTCCAAATGAATGAGGCATACAAATGGCACAAAACTACACCGCAACCCTGACAGCGGGTGCATGGACGCAGCTAACCGACGCGGATGTGTCGTCAATCACGTTCCAGAATAAGAGCGGCTATCATATCTTTGTGTCTGGCACGACAGGCGCAACGGCTCCGACGGACTTTGACGACGCGATCCGGTACAATCCCGGCCAAGGCGAGCGCAATGCGCTTTTGTCCGATCTGTTTCCCGGCATTGCGGCTGTTCGGGTTTATGCGTTTTGCCAGCAAGCCGCGTCGGTATTTGTCAGCCATGCGTGAGATTGTTTCACCGCTTGACGGCTTTGCATCGCCGTTCGGCCCGCAGCGCGGGTTTAATCCGTTGCGCATCTTCGCCAACGACGAACCCGGCGTCTGGTTTGAGGCCAACGACGCGACAACCCTATTCACCGATGTTGCAGGTACAACGCCAGTAACCGCTCCCGGTGATGCTGTTGCGTTGCAGTTGGATAAGTCTCAGGGGCTTACCTTGGGGGCGGAGTTGGTTACTAATGGGGATTTTGCTACTGATACGGATTGGGTATTGAGTGGTCCAGCATCAATTTCATCAGGTCTTTTAATTTTTGATGGATCGGATTCTACATTTACAAGCGCAACGCAGAGTTTGACTCCACTTACCGCCGGAAAATACTACCAACTAAATTTTACTATCAAAGATTATGTTTCGGGTGGTTTAGACGTTGATTGGTCTGGTGTTGGGGCAGGCATTATATTTAACAATCAACAAGGAAACGGAAATTATTCTGCTGTGTTTTTGGCTTTGGGCGGTGAGACATCATTGAGGCTATCAAGGGACTTTGGTGCTGGTGTTCCTGTGTTTAACATCGACAACGTCTCCGTCCGTGAACTCCCCGGCAACCACCGCACCCAAGCCACCACAGCCGCGCGGCCACTCTATGCGCTGCACCCGGTGGGAGGTGTGAGGAACCTGTTGGAATATACTGAGGAGTTCGACAATGCGGTTTGGGTTAAAGGTAATGTAGCCGTTACAGACCAAGGCGAAGGGGTGTTTAACTTGGCTTTTGCGGATGCTGCTGTTGGTTTCGTTCAGCAGTTCACTTCTGATACAGGGGCTTTTACTGTCGTACTGGAAGCCAAGCAGGTCGATGTCAATGATTTTGATATTTTTATTACAGGTGGGACCGCAGCCCGAACAAGATACAATTTTTCGACAGACTCGTTTCTATTTTCAGGGGCAGAGGTATCTACCACTAATTCAGAAGTTCTTGAAGACGGATGGGTGCGACTGACTGTTACCGCGACAGTAACCACAGCAGCGGGGTTTAAGGTCACACCTAGTGGGATAACCTCCGGTGTAGAAAACATCCTTATTCGTAGACCTCAACTCGAACAAGGCTCCACAGCCACCAACTACCAGCGCGTAGGCTCATTCCTAGACGTATCCGAGGAAGGCAAGGCCCGCCGTGGTCGCCTTTGGTACAACGGCACGTCACACTTTATGGAAACCGGAACAATCACACCGGGGACTGACAAGGTGCAGGTCTTTGCGGGGGTACGGAAGCTGTCGGATGCGGCGATCCAATGCCTATATGAAACGTCAAGCTCAACGCCTTCCAATAATGGGACTATCGTTGCGCTCCCTTCTTACGACGGCATCAATGGAAGTGGTGCATACTGGTTCGCTGGTTCAAAAGGCACAACCCTTCGTGGGGCAACGTCTGCTGCAACTTTTGCTGCTCCGCAAACTGTCGTCCACACTCATCTTTCTGACATTTCGGGCGATAGTGTAATCTTGCGTGTTGATGGCGTCCAAGTCGCACAAAACACCGGAGACCAAGGAACAGGCAACTATCTAGCCTACCCGCTATACTTCGGCGCTCGTGGTGGTACATCGCTGTTCTATAACGGCTACGAGGACACCAGCATCATCCGCTTTGGTCCTAATCTGGACGACACCACAATCAGCAAGGTGGAAAGCTACGTGGCGAGTAAGACACCGGAGCCAACGCTATGATGCTAACAATCATCGTACCAGAAGCCCATATGGCAGCGGCCAACCATTTAGGTATGTGTAAGGGCTACTCTGAAGCGGACGGGCTGTCCTATCGCGGGGCCAACTGGCAGGACGCACAGGGCAATCTCTACAGCACCACAAGCCTTATGTCGTCACAGTTTGCAGCCGACCCTATGGCCCCATGTGAGCGGCCTGAGTGGGACACTGAGGAGGCGATTGATCTAACCAAAGCCACAGCCGCGCAAGCGATGATCCAGCTTTACACGCCGTCCGATCCAGACAGCGCAAAGCCGACGCTCGGGCCGGACACAATCGTCGTCGTGCGCGGGCCGTTGCCGCTCGATGCGCTGGCGATGATGGGGATCAGCGCGGTGGAAGGCGAGGGGCCATGACCTGCATCGGCTCATTTCTGCTGGCCGCTTGGATCAACGGCGTGGCGCTGAAATGGGCCAACTATCCGCTTCTGGGGTATTACACGGACGGGCGCGACAGGGTGGCAACCGCGCAAGCCGGGTACATCTGCTATGGGGTTTCTT